ACCTTGGCCCGCGGTGCTATCTGTATGAACATGTATTGGTAATTTTTAGCCTGGCATCTTCATCAGGATCACCACCACCGTTGATAGTAAGCCTGCGACCACTGTGCCCGCCGTTGCTATGATTGTCTTTGTCTGTGACTTGTGACCTGCTGTCATCTCTTCGTTCATTCTGCCCAGACGAAGTTCGATCGCACTCAGTCTATCGTGTAACCCTTTGTATCTCTCTGAGCAAAGGTCCACGTGTGCTTCAAGGTTTTGTTTTTCTAATTCTGTTGTACTCATCAATATTATGTATTCTCTCAACTCCTGTTTGATCTCTCTGATCTCCGCCGTTATAGCCTGGAACTGTGCCTGTCGCATTGCCTAGATGAGCCTCTGTGTGTTTTTGTTTGTGCCTAAATGTACTGTTATTTATCAGTGGGACCGGCGTATGAAAAGTACGTGTTTATGATCCCGCCTGTCAGTGCACCGATTATCTTCTGCCTGTCAGTGCCCTGCATTTCCTTGGTGACGAAGGTGTGTATGGGTAGGTGTGCTGTGTTGGTGCAGTCGGCAACCACAGGTATGAGGCTGAAGTCCTCCACCAGGCTGGCCGTTGGGTCAACGAAGTCTCCGTACACACCCGATTGTTCCGTGAAGAACTGGAAGTGCCAGGTGGAGTGTGCACCTTCGTAGTAGGATCCGAATGCGTGATTGCCCAGGTCGGGCAGTTCCATTTTTTGTGGCGGGTGTTCCCATGTGATGTTACCCCTCATCTGTAGCAGTTGCACCAAGGTTGAGAAGTTGCTGTTTTGATTCCTTGCTATGGCGAGGGTGTGCTTGTCCTGTATGTCGTTGCCTGCATCTGTCGTGAATGGAAACTGCCGTTTCAGGTTACCATTGTTGGTTATGTCTATCAGTGTGTGGATCCTGTACTCGTGCATACCGATATTTAAGTCAAGAAAAAAGGGCGAACCTAATTAAAGATCCGCCCCTTTTTGGTAAACTACCTAACGTCTGTATTATTATACAGCCGCCGCAGTTAAGATAGCGATGTCAGTTGCTGTTACTGTAGCACTTGAAATAGTTGCTGTAACTGAACCTGCACCGTTCAACGCTCTGATGGCATCTCTTAAAGTGTTTCCACTTATTAGAGTACCCAGAGAGTCTGTTCTAACTGTGTAAGTTTTTTGTGTGTTTCCATCAGCCAACGGTCCTTCTGAAAGGATGTTGATGTACGAACCGATAACTGCTCTTGTCGCCTCTAAACCTGCTGTTGCAGATCCAGATGACAAGTCGCTTGTTTCAGCCGCCATTGAGTTGATGAAGTCCACTGTGAAAGAAGATGTTGCTACACCTTCTAGTTCAACATTAGTAACGTGACTAAAGTTATTTTTAGTTGCTGGCATTTGTTTGCTCCTGTTCTAATTAAGATACAATCAATACGATTATGCGTATTTGAATGTAGTTTTAATTGTTACAGCAACAGTACCTGAAGTAAAATCAATCGAGTCTACTGTTCCTAGGTTGATGATGTCTTCTACTAAAACTTGAGCTAAAGTTCCTGTCACAGTTCCATCCAATGATGTGAAATCATTGATAGTGCTTGTGAAGTCACCTTCTAGTAAGAAATCTTGTTTCGTACCAGTGTCATAAACCGCACCTGCGGCTAAGATTGTTGCTCTTGATAGTATAGTGTTAGAGACCGCTTCCATGGCTTCTCTTGAAGCATCTGCGTCTACGTCCCAGTCCACTGCGATCATAGTGATTGCCTTACCGATAAAGTCTTGCTCTCCGATTAGTGCAGTCACCGTTCTGTTTGGTGATATTGGCATTTGTTATCCTCCTTTTTTTCTGTTAACATATGCTTTGATTCCGCTCAGGAATCAAGTTGCAAGTATTTATTGGTAAGATTGGTAAATTATGCTGTAATATTAAGATTTCAACCAGACTTCATCACTTCTGACACGACTTACAAATGAATATCCGTATTTCTGCAACAATTTACGACATTTTTGCACAGTTTTAGGTCTTTTTCTTTCCTTCATCTCAATGTTGATCACAGGATTATTTCTACGTAAGGTCTGTTCTGCGCCTCGTAGCACAGGAACTTCAAACCCGTCCACATCTATCTTGATATAGTCTACGTCTGTCAATTCAAAACTGTCAAGCGATCTGCACTCGATGTCTCCATCACGAGGTTCAGTGTCTCCGACAACGAAGTTAAGGTGCGTCTCATTATGTCCTTGCTCGGCGGTGTGTGAATGTGTGCTCAGACCATATGGATGAAGTATGACGTTGTCTTCATTAATATTTTTTTCAAAACAATTCCTGAAGTTGGGATTTGGTTCGAAACAAATGACCTTGTCAAATTTCTTGGCCAAGGGTCTTGCCCATTCGCCAACGTTGGCTCCTATGTCGAGGGCATTCCTCCAACTCTTTACATACTTTAGACTGTTGTCCCTCTGCGCCTGTTGACCGTTGCCTGCCTCTTCTAGGAATGTGGGTTCTGTGTGCTGACCGTAGAGTACCCAGTAACTATTTTCGTTTGGCATCACACTCTTTACAAGCACAGTCTGGACAGTCCCTGCACTCGGTACAGGATTTTCTACAGTGCTGTTCGCACCCACACTTCTCGCAGATGTACTTGATCATTTTCAAAATGCCCTCTCTAGGCATCTGTCACAGTCACAGTGATCACACTTCTCACAGTCAGAGCAGGACTCATCGCAGTGTGGATCGCAGTTGCACCTATGGCAGATTTTTCTTGGTTCTTCCATTACAGTTCCTTGAATTTCTTCAGTATGTCAGTGTTGGGCAGTTTGGCCTGTAATTGTTGTTGCAGTCTGTGTAGGGTCTGCATCTTCATCTTTGAATCCAACTTGGTGTAGTTGGCCACTGCTCGCCTGATGTTCTTGAGGTTGGCGTCCTGTATGTTCAGTGCCCTCTCCAGGTGTGTTAGATTCCGGTAGTGATCCTCCCAGGTCCTCAGGTATCTCCTCAGTGCCATCACCGGTACCGGCTGTCTCTGCCTCATGGCCTGTGCCTGGTCCTTATTCTTGAGCTTCTTGGTTATCTCGGGATCACCCGACACGATGGCCAACATGTTTGATAGATCATTGTTGATCATCCTGACTTGGTCGAAAGTTCCCTTGGCCATTGTGTGATCAGCGTATGACTTGGCGAAAGACTGTGTGTCCTTGTTCTGACTCATCAGGGCCAGTGCCAGGAAACTAAGATATATCCTTTCTGTGACCTCTGGGAAAGTGTATCTCTGCAAGTCACTATGTCGCCTTATGACCTTGCCCTCAGATACATACTTTAAAAATGGTGTTAACATACGGGTATTTATAGGCTATATGCAACGAAACTTTATTCTCACAGACATAATGAAGACCGGATATCATCAGAACCTTGAGTCGTTCGTGAACCATCACAGTCTTAAAAATCACATGTTCGACATGACCGGTGAATACTACACCCTGAATGAATATGACCTGGAAAGTTACAACAGACGTTTTGCGGTGATAGACACGAGGTATAGTAACGTCAGGATAAACAGGAACACAGAGTTTGATATCGAACTGCGTAGGAGGTGTGATCTGCTACACAGTCAGGGCTTCGTGTTCATCAAGGCCACCCCATGGGAGAGCATCCACAACATAGAAAACAATGACCTGTATCCAAAGATAGAGATAGAACACATAAAATGGTCAGGTGGGGTCAGTTGGTTTTGGTTCTACATGCGCCAGAAACACGTTGAAAAAAGTTACATGTTCGATCATGGCTCCAAAAAGTTTGATTTCCTCTACCTCAACAAACTCCCACGTGAACACAGGAAAGAAATGTTCCAACGTGTAGAACACCTGTTGGCCAACAGCCTCTACACAAACTGGGATCAGGATATCAAATTAAATCCCGGATATGAATTGCCATGGGCACAAGAATATCCCCCCATGGGAAGGGACCAGGACATATTCGAAAAGCCCTACAACGACACCAAGTACAGCCTGGTGTCAGAGACCAATGACACCAATGATGAAATCTTTATGACTGAGAAGATCTGGAAACCTATTATCGCTCAGCAACCTTTTGTGGTGCATGGCAATTACCTTTATCTACAGAGGTTGCGTGAGATGGGCTTTAAAACATTCGCCAACTACTTTGACGAGGGTTATGATCTAGAAATGGATAAAAGTAGGCGCATTGATAAGATAGTAAAAACCTGTGAAAATCTGCTCACAAAGGACTGGCAGGACATTTACCTACAAACTCAAGCTCTGAGGAAACACAATCATGATACATTCTTTAATAAACAAAAATTAAGTATTGAAATTAATAAAACTTTGAATCTATTTCTTGAATTTGCTGATAGCCGTCAAGTTTCTTCTTGAGAATCCCAACCTATCAACCAACTTCACAGCGTTACCTGACCTGTCCACGGCAACGAAACCCTCAGGCTCTGTGACTTCGAGTCCGCGATCCGTCTGTTGGAATGAACCTATGGCCTGTGCCTGGTTCATCTTCTTAAGAACAAATGCTTTCATTGTCTGAACCGCTTTGTAGAATGTAAGCATCGCCTGTAGTGGTGCCTTTGCACGTGCAAGGAATTGTGGCATCTGCTTCATCTTGTCCTGTCTCAGTTGTAAGGCCTTCTGTGCCTTCAGTCCTGACATCTGTTGTTGCATCCTGTCTGCGTAGAACTTCTTGAATCCTAGCAAAAACTTGGCAACGTCTGTAGGTAGTTGTCCTTGTTTGACCATCGCGTTGATGTACATCTGGAACATAGGTATGAAGTCTTGGTTCTGTCCCAATACACTTGATAGATTACGTGGAACGTTATTCAATAGTCCTTCTAACTTCTCTATGCCGTTGTAGAACTTGGTGGTTTCGTCGTCTGTGAACTTGGCACTACCAGATACATCTTTGTAAGTGGCGTTGTCAAAGAACACATCATTATTCTTTGTGAAGGAACTCACATCTGCTCCTCCCTGTGCGTTCATGTCTGCCAAGGAGTCGCCCACATATGTTGTGTGGAATATGATTCCCACTTTGGCTCTATCTATCTGTTTGCCCAATTCACTCGCTTCTGGTACCGCATAGGTGATAGTGTTGGGCGTGAATGTTAGATTGGGTTTGCCATCCACATTCTTACGTGTGATGTCCTCGTCAGTGAATAACAGGTCACCCTGCACCACGCCCTGTATGTTCAGTTTCTTCAGATGCACAAGACACTTCAACAACTTCTGTCCCAGGTCGTCTGTGCCATGGTTGTTGGCTATGTCCTTCTTAGTGTAGTTAACCTTTGCGTTCTTGGCGAAAACTGATTTGGTTCCAACAAAGAAAAGGCCATTGTCTGGATTGGTTCCACACACCACGGCAGGAGCGCCGTCCCACTTCACAGACACACTCATCGCTTCTGAACTTGTGCCTTTGAGTGTCAGTAGTAGTCCCCTAAAGTATTCCACCACAGCCTTGCCTCCCTCATAGCCATCGGTGATCACTATGTCCTCGATGTGTTCAAGGTGTGTCCT